AACGGCCGGCGGCCGGCTATCAGCGCCACGATGCCGCCGATAGCGGTCATGGCAATGCCGTTACGACGCTCGTCAAGCGCCACATCGCGCTGCTTAACCAGCTGCGTGCGTGCGGCGGCTACGCCGGCCATGCGCGCCTCAACCTGGTTGGACGACGTGTAGCTGCGGGCGCGCTCGGCAGCGGCGCGCGGATCGCGAGCGGAGGTGCGCGAGCCTTTTCCGCTGGTCAGGTAGTCGTATGCTTCTTGGAGGTTCTTGAACTGCTCAGTCGCGCGATCTTGGAGCTTCTTGTTGCTGGCGAACCGGTCGGGATGCAGGATCTGCACCGTTTCCTTGTAGGCGGTTTTCACATCTTCGGGCGTGGCATCATCGTCCAGTCCTAAAATGCGCAGTGCTTCCGTTCGATTCATAGCTCCCCATGTGCCGGTTTCGCGGTTGGTATCCGAAGCAGGATTCTACCATGCCACCTGCACGATCGCGATGTTTCCGGCTTGCGCTCACAGAATGCACGTGGGAAAAGAGCGCAGCGCGAAACCGCGGGAGGCTGTGTTTCACGTGAAACACTTGTCACAATGACTCATGATAAACGAACAAATGTTTCACGTGAAACATCTTCGGTAAAGAGAAGTCCCTTCGACAGCGAGCTCATAAGTTCGCGAGTCGGAACCGGGCGACGGAGTTCTCCGACCGGGTACGCACAGTGTTATCTGAGAGTTGACCGCGCGCGGCAGGGCTCTCACCCGATCATGACCAGAAGCAACGACCCCCTGCCTCTCGGCGGGGGTTCGGATGAATAACGTATGGTGGAGCTTATGAGAAAAACGGCGAACTCCACAAGCACCGCCAACCGCGCAGCTATCCAGCTTGATACTTGCATCGTTAGGGTATCGAAAAACTGGTTTGTTGTCGTTGGCACGTGTCAAAAATAGCAATTTCCGGTGTTTGCAAAACACCAGATGGGCGGCTTGCTGTAAGCCCGTCTAACGCCAGAAAGCGGGGCACCCCTTGTCAGGGTACCCCGCTTGAACACTAATAAGAAAGCTTCTGGCCGGGGTAGATCGTATAAGGTGCCCCAATGCCGTTCTTGCTTGCGATGGTGTGCCAGTCGATACCGAGCGAAGCGCCAATCTCGCTGAGCGTGTCGCCGCTCTTGACGGTGTAGACGCGCGCAGCGCCAACGCCCGCCCTCTGGTTGACGATTGCCTGAACCTCGCTGAAGCGTTCGCCCAGAACGTCGCTGCGCGTCGGCACAACGCCGAACATTCCGCGTTCAACATCATCTGCGAGCTGAGAAGCGGAAGCGCCGTCAATGTAGTTGATGAGGTCTTGCACCTCTTGGTAACGGTCGCCGAGCTTTTCGCGGCGCTCATCGTCAACGCCATACTCGCCGCGCATGACCGCTGCTGCAAGGTCAAGCGTCGTGCCCTCCGGCGAAGGCTCGGCGACCTCTGCGGGCGGAACGTCGGGCGCTGCCGCGCCGGACGGGTTGGCAAACTTACCCCACACTTCGCGCGTCATATAGGCGATATCGAGATCAAGCGGCGCGTTGAAGCCATCGAGACGGCCATTCGACGTGTACTGGTGGATTGCGCAGCTACCCCAAGCGCCAAAGCCGCCATCGGGAAGCCACGGCGAAGACTGGTAGCCGGTTCGGTTGTTGTTGGCGTACTGCGCAACCCAGAGCGCGTGATTCGGCGCGATCTGCGACCAATCCTCTTCGGTGCAAACGCTACGGCTCATGTAGACGATGCAGCGAACGCCGGTCTGATCGTAGACGTAATCGAGGAACTGCTTTGCCTTGTCGGTTCCGATGCGCCCGTACATCTCATAATCGAGAACGGGAATGCCATTTCCGAAGTAGTTACGGCAGCTTGCGACGAAGTGCTTAGCCTGAGCGATGGGGTCTTCTCCGTTCATGAAGTGATAGAAGCCCCAGAGCTTGCCGAGCTTGATAGCCTGCTGAATCCACGGGTCGCAGGTGTTGTGAACGATGGTGGTTCCCTCGGTCGCCTTGCAGATAACGAAATCGCAAGGCACCTGCGCGAGGTCAAGCCCTCGCTGGTAGTTGGAAATATCAATGCCGTTGAGTGCCATAGAAGCCCCCTCTGATGCAGTAGAAGTAATGAAAATCGACCTGCTCTAGCTCTTCGAGCGTGAAGGCGCGCGCGGAGTTCCCAGCGCTCGCCGGGTCGCGTATCCAGTAGCCGTCATCGTCGGCGCGCCAGATAAGCACGACGTGCACGCCGTAGTCCCTATCGCCGAGCGTTCCGCTCATGCCAGCGAAGGCGAGCCACCCATCAGACACGTTCTGAAGGACGGGTGCGAGATCGTAAGAAATCGGCGTGCTCTCGATGCCGTATTCCGGGTAATGCTCGGCAATCCACGCGCAGAACTTGCCGGGGTCGTTAACGCCATCGGTAAGGCACGTGTCACCCACGAACGATGCGAGCGTGAGCGGCGTAATGTCCTGAAGCGTCATGTATTTGACAGACATAGCCGCGCATGTAAGGCCGCAGCCGTTGTCGCCGATTGTTCCGCCCGCATAGGGTATGTAGTCCCATTGCGGGTCGGTCTGAAGCCATAGCGGCATGCTGTTACCCTCGGCAATCGGCCTATCGACCACGATTGCAAGGCGGTCTTCCTCAGCCGCCGCGTAGCCCTCTTCGCGCGCTTCAGCGAGCGCGCCCGCGTCGCTCTCGATATGGCCGACGATGAGCCAGCCGCAGAAGAGCATTGACGCGAGCGCGCCGGAAAGCACGAGGGCGACAGCCTTTAGCCTACTCATCGCGCTTCGGCTCGGTGTAGGTGAGCGCTTGCGCGGAATCGCCAACGCCCGCCGTGGTCGGGTCGGTCACGATGCCAAGAATCGCGAGCACGGCGAAAAACGCGTTGATGATCGCGGCCAACTGCTCGTTCAGAACGCCGAAGTCCCACTGGTAGCCGAACGGCGCGGCGACCACCTGCACGAGCAGCAGGACGGCGGGAATGAGAGTCAGCCAGAACGTCTTGTTCTTGATTCGTGCGGTGAAGTTAATCATTTCAGTTCTCCTTTTCATAGATGAGGTCTACGCGGTCGTAGATGTGATCGACCTTGTTTGCCATATCGTGCGAGTGCTCGCGCGATTCCCTGATTTCGTCGTGCAGCGCCGCCGTGGAAGCCCTGAGAGATTCCATAGCGGCTTTCAGCCCTTCCGAAATGTTGTTGCTTCGCTCCATCTGCGCAGCGATGCGGCCTTCCATTTCCGAGCGCTCGCGGTCGCGCTGCGCGCGCTCGTTGAGTTCGTCGCGCTTACGCTCTTCGCGCTTCAGCTCTAGCTCTGCCTGTCGCGCTGCGTTTCTCTCTTCAAGCTCCGCCTTGCGCTCGTTGTTGCGCTGGTACTCGTTAAGCAACTGCTTTGCGAGGATCCCGAAGCCGATAGCAACGAGGAACGCGAAGAACCATTCGGCACCGAAGGCCGCTGCATGGTCTAAAACGCTCTCCGCCACGTCAGCCCTCCGTCACCTCTCGCCAGACGGTTTCGGTTCCGACAGCACCCGGCTCCCAGACGTTGCTAGCAACGAGGGATTCCCAGACCTTGCCGTTGTGCTTCACGCGGGCACCGAGCGGGTAGGGATTCGTAGAATCGGGCTGCACCCATTCGGGCACTTCCTCTGTCGGCGTGTCGGGCGTGCCCGCTTCAAGCACCTTCGCCCAAAGGCTCGGCGCTGCCGTGGGTTCCCAATCGGTCTGCGACGTGTGCGCCTGAAGGCAAACGTAAAGCTCGCCCTCATAGCTCGCGCGCTCGCCCTCGGCGTAGGCATGGCCGTTGCCGTCCCACGCGGCGAAGAGCGCGGCGGCTCGGCTCGCCACGTCGGTTGAGAGAGACGGCGCTTGTGTCTTGTAAATCGCGATGATCGCGCGCACCATGCTCTCTTCGTCTTCGGTGAGTGCCATTTGTTGCCCCTTTCTCTCAGTAACGAAAAAGCCACCGCGTCTGCGAGGGCTTTGGTACCTGATGGTGTGTGTTCGCTCTTAGCTGAAGAGCTGCTTATAGAGCGCGTCCATGCGCCTTACCGTCTCGTGAGCGTCAAGCCGCTTCATGCCTCCGCGCCACGATTGGTAAGACTGGTTAACTTGCTCGACGGTCATAACGCCGCGAGCGACCAGCGCCGCTTGCTTCTTAAGCTTGCGCCGCTGCCGTGTCACGGAAGAGCGGCAAGGGCGAACAACCACCTTTTCACCCTCGCCATATGAAAACCTCTTCTTCAGGAACACGAAGCCGCGCGACAGCTTCACTACGCGCGTCTTCTTGCGGTTGATGATGATTCCCAGATCGTCGCAGAGCGCTTCGATGCGCGAAAGCGCGTCCCAAAGCGTCTGCTTGTCAAGCGCGATGCAATAGCTATCGTCCATGTAGCGACCGCTCGCGAGGATGCCCGGAAGCGAAAGCATCAGATGGTCTATCGGCGACGGTAAGGCCACCGCTAAAATCTGGTTCGGCTCGCTGCCAAGACCAAGCCCGCGCGCGCCGTGAGCGTCTATCTGGTCGCACATGACGCGCTTAACGCGCTCATCGTCAATGGCTCTGTCGATGATGCGCTTGCAAGCGTCGTGGTCGATGTTCGCGAAATAGTCCGAGAAATCGACCTGCAAGATGTAGCCTTCCGTCCCGTGCTTTCGCCGGTGGGCTACAAGCTGACGCTTCATGCGATTGATTGCGTACTCGGTGCCGCGCCCCTTCACGTTTGCGGCGCATCCCTCTGTCAGGGTAGGCCAGATCGCGGGTGCGAGCGCGTGACGGCTTAAAGACTTCTGTATGACACGCTCCGAGAAGTGGACAGAGCAGATATGACGAAGCTTTCCGCGCTCGAAAAGGTCAAACTCGATGAAGCCGCGCCGGAAGTCAGCGCCCGTGAGCAGGTCGCGGCGCGCCCGCATGATGTTTGGCATGACGCGCCCCATGTAGCGCTGAACGCTTGCCTTCCAGCGAACGCCCGCAGCAGCGCCGTTCGCCGCGCTGTATAGGTTATCGAGGTCTGCGACGGCTTCTAGCGTGCATCCTTCGATGCGCCTAGCCCTATTCTCCGCGCGTTTGGCATCTCGCCTTGCGCGGCGTGCTGCGCGTCGCTCTTCAGAGTTCACGAGGGCACCCCGCGCGGCTTGCAGTCGGCATCCAGCAGCCGCTTGACGGTTGACCATGAAACGCGGTCGGAAGCCGAGAACCGCGCCATGCAAGCAGCGAACGGCAACCGTCGCGGGGTGCATATTTACGGGCGCATGCCCGATGGTCGCCCCTTCCTTCCTCAAATGCACGGCGCGCGGCGCTTACGGCCGCCCGGTCTGGCAAAGCTTGGGAATCGCGGCAGCGGGCGTATCCAGTCGTTCGTCGGCGCGTTGTTGTTGGCATTGCCGTTGTTGTTGACATTGCACGCGTTGGACGCAGAACCACCCATGACAGACCGCAGCCACCAATTGACGCGACGATTTCCAAGGGACAACTCGCGAACATTTTACCCCTTTCCTATGAGTTTCACGCCAGCGCGAGCGCCCTTTATCAGCTTAATGTCGCTGTCGATTCGGTCTAGGATTCCTTCGAGCCGCGCGGCCTTGATGGGAAGCCCCATAGTCAGAAGGCTTTGCATGTCTTGGTAGAGCTGGTTTAGGTCTGCCAGCGCAAGCGTCATGTAGCGCTTCCGCTCATCGACGTTGCGCGCCGTGTTCGGATAGAATGCGTCGGCCTTAACCAGATTGAAGACAACGCTTCTCGCCGTCTCTGCCATAGGTACCGCGAAGATGAAGCGGTAGGATTTCGGAACGTCGCGCGACGTTACAAGGCGCGTCACGTCGTTTCTGATCGCAACCGCCGTGTTGAAATACTCGAAAGCGCTTAGGTTGCGGTTGCGCATGTATATGCCGCTCACTTCGCGGCACCTCCTAATCTGCGACGGTTAGGCGCATGCGCAAGGCATGCGCCAGCGCGGTACTGTGTACGGCTTATCAGCCTATGAGGAAGCACGGCAGCGGGCGTATCCAGTCGCTCGTCGGCGCGTAGTTGCTGGCACCGCCGTTGCCGTAGACATTGCACGCGCTGGACGCAGAACCACCCATGACAGACCGCAGCCACCAATCGACGCGACCGCCCGCGATGCGGCTTGCCGTATCGCTGAAGATGGGGAACTGGCTATCGAAGCCGACAGAGTAGCCCTTGGTGCCCCATACCGGACAGCCGTAAACCTCCATCTCTGAGGGCGACCAGACCTTGCCCAAGTCCGCCCAGCTCCAACCGCTCGATTCGGTGAGCTTTTCGCTCGAAGAATAGCGCTCTTCGAGAAGCACGCGCTGCGCCATGATCGCGTTCTGAAGCGCGGTCGGCAGCGCTGGCAGGAAGTCGTTGATTTCCCAGTCGTGCAGCTTCGAAACCAAGTATGGGTGCTTTTCCTCGGCGGTACCGTTGTTGTCGTTCGTATCGCGCCACTGAAGGTAGCTGGTGTTTGATGCCTTGTCTCCGGTGACGCTCACGGGCGCGAGCGGCACCATGACGATATGGTGCCCCTTCGCTGTGTCGCCGCACTGGTAATAGTGGTCGATAGCGCCGATGCGGTAGCGCACCGTCTGCGACGGCACGTTAGCGCCCGCTGTGATGGGAACGTCGATGTAATCGCCGATGCGAATACCGGCGAAGTTGGCGCTTCGAGCGCGGTTCCGAAGCCATGTGTAAACGTCGGTGCTCCCGATCTCGTTTGCGAAGACCGAAGCGAGCGAGCGCCCAGCGTAAGAGTTTGTGTTGTGCTGTCGGTCGTATTCCTCGGCAGTCGTTACGGCGTTCGCCGTGTTGCGCGCAGAAGAATCCTTCAGATTGTAGGCGGTTCCGCCGATAGAGAACTTCGACAAGTCGGCCATTGCTTTTCTCCTTCCTTAGTTGAGCGTCGCCGTCTCGCCGCTCACGTTCGCCTGAGCGACGGTTACGGTCTCGCTAGAAAGTGCAGTGCGTCTGTTGGTGGGCATGTACGCCGTTTCGCCAAGGACTATGTAGCCGTCCTGTAGCTCCACAAGCGCCGTCGCAAGCGTCGCGTTCTCTTCGCGCAGCTCTTGCACCTCGTCATCTGAGGGCGGCTCGATAGAAGCGATAGAGTTTGCGATGTTAAGCGCGTTCTGCGCAGCGGCGGTGGCATCCTCCGCCGCGCCGTTTGCCGCAGCAGCGGCGGCGTTGGCGCTTGAAGCGGAACTGTTCGCCGCGCTCGCGGCGGCGTTGGCGTTGGATGTTGCCGCGTCGGCGTTCTGCTTGGCGGTGTTCGCCGCCGAAGCTGCGCTTGTCGCCGAAGCTGCGGCATCGTTTGCAGCCTTCGCGGCGTTGGTCGCGCTCGTAGCAGCCGAGTTCGCCTTGCTCGCGGCGCTGTTCGCCGCGCTGGCCGCACTGTTGGCTGAGCTTACGGCCTGATTGCCACGGTCGATGAGGTCTTGCACGGCATCGTCCCAGTTCTGCGAGGGCTGCTGCCCGTCAAGAGCGCTGCGCAGGATTTCGATTGCGAAGCGCTCCGTCGAATAGGTCTTGTCGCTCTTCGTGATCGTGAAATAGGCTTCGTCGGTGTAGCCGGGGACGCTGCAAAGCTTGGATTCGTCAACCGTGATCGTGGCGGCGTTGCCGCTCACCGAGCACTGGCCGCGATAGTAGTTGCGCTTGTTCGGCAGAAGCACGACAAGCCATGCGGTAGCGCCTGAAAGCGAGAACTCAGCGCCGTTGTCGTAGATAAGCGCCTTGATTGTGGTTCCGCCATTGTCGCCCTGACCAACCTTGACGCAGGTTCCCGCACCTTCTTTCGAAATATCGAGTTCAAGCGTTCTGGTGTTCATAAGGAATCACCGCCTGAATCTCTGGCCGATATGACCGATTCCTGCATGGTAGAAACAAGCACGCTGATAGCGTCAACAAGATTGTTCGTATTCTGCACAAGCGCAGATACCATCTCCTTTAGCCCTTCCTCGTGCTCAACCGCAGCCGGCGGCGCGGCGCTTTGGGCTGTGTCTTCCATGATTCCCCCTAACTCCAAGTCAAACTTTCGTGGAACTCGCCGTTAAGCCACCCGAACCCCTTCGACCCGCAGCGGCATTGAACGCCGCTTGAATCAACCCTTATGTAATGGGTCGAATCGAACGCAAGCGTTGCATGTCTCCCGGAGGTCATAGTCAGACGCGGGTATCCCTGATTCGTTGAATCTGTCGATTGCGGAGGGCTGAGGATGATGTAAGGGTTGCCGGTAGTTGCCCCCGAGTAATACTGCACGGCTTCGAGGAAGTACCGGCCTGTGTTTCTCATCCCAACGCCGTTGTCTACGAATCTCACAAGGTCGAACAGCTGCTTTCCTGAGCATTCGAAGCTGAACCCCGATTTTCCGTCGCTCGTCGCTCCGACGGTTACGTTCGTATCAGAGTTGCGGTAGCTCTCAATCTTGTTGGTCGATACGGTGCCGGATCGGATGTACTCACCGGTGATGTATATGCGACCGTTTTTCCCCCCGTTTGATTTATAGGCCCCCGCCACTGAGATAGATTCCCTGTGTCTGGCCGTTGTTAGTCAGCTTGTTGAATATGTCACGCTGCGTCTGCGCACTGACGGCTGAACTTGCCGCATTGGCGGCGATATCCTGAACTGTCTTGCCGCCAACCTCCGAACTTGCTGAAAGCGAGAACTCGCCGGTGGTCAAGTCCCAGAAGTTCTCGCCTTCCTCGTCCGTGAGAAGCCCGGCGCGCACTCGGTCTGCGCGCATCGTCCCAGCATTGATGCAGTCAGCCGCGACCATTCCGCCCGTTAGGAAAGTCCGCCAGTCCCACGAGCCGTCGGATGCAAGACCGGAGGCAAGGCGCAAGCCCATTCCGTTTATGTTGATTGCCCACATGCCGGACGTGCTATTTAGCGGAAGGCCGGTATGCGCGTCGATGGGGACGTTAGACCATATGGTTCCAATCTCGAAAGTCTCAACCTTGTAGGTGCCCACTGCGTTGAACTGAGCGTTGAGCGCGGATTGAAGCTGCTGAAGCCATGAAACCGACGTTCCAGCCGCCGTGTCGTAGAGCGCGTTTTTCTGGCTGTTGCTCTTCAGGGCGCTGCTGACGCTCTGCCACATGTCGGCCATCGTGTCAGTAAGCGTGCCGAACGTCACGGTCGCGTCGCCGGTGAGCAAGTCGCGCTCAATCTGAGACACGCGGCCATGAAGACGCACGCCCTCGGCAGAAAAGCCCTTGTCGATGATCGCCACGTCATCGCCAACGCCCACGCCCTCCCACGAGCGCCCGAAGGCGTATAGGTCGATAACCGAAGCGGTGTAGGTTACTTTCGGCTCCTTCACTTGCTCCAAGTAATCTTGCGTTTCCTGCAAGAGCTGCGCCGCGTCCTCGCACTGCTCGTTGACGTATGACGCGACGGCGGGAAGAATGCCGCCCTCGCCGTCAGGGTGCCCCCAAACGGCGGTTGCTTCTGCATCCTCCACGTAGTCTTTGCCGCCGTTTATATCGCCGAAGGTGAGACGGCGACCGTAGCCGCCGCCCTCAGTCTCAACGCCCTTGCCGTAACCGTAGACGCGCGTTTTCGGGTTGTCGCTCGCAACCGAGCGCTTGACGGAAACGAGGTCTTTAGTCCACGTGAACCGCTTTGCGCTGCTCTGGTTGCCGCGCTTGGCGCGCACTCCCACGCGGCGGCTAACGATTCCCGCGCCGTCGTGGACGATGAGCGTTTCAAGCTCGCCGCCCCATGTCTCGATGATTCCGGCCAAACCCTCGCGCACGCTCTCATGGTAGAAGGTGCGCGAAGCGCTGCCGCCCTGATCGCACGTGCCGACCTCCCAGCGCGTGTCTGCGAGAATGGATGTGAGGGCTACCGACACGCTGCCAGAAGGCCGCTTATCGTCCAACCAGTCATCCCACGTCTCGTTTACCGAGTTGATGCAGACGGCTTGCGTCTCTGGCGCGCCGTCATCGTCGTGTACGCGGTCGATAGTGTCAACGATGTGTTCGTGGCAAACTCCCTGAAGGTCAATCCAGACTACGCGGTCGCCCTTCACGAGGTCTTCGGCGCACGTGATGTTCAGTTCGTCGTTTCCGTCCAGCGCGTCGGTGTGCGTCGCTGCGCTCACCGTGAGCCGCCCCAGATTGTCGCCCCAGCGGTTGAAGCGGGTGAAGCCGATACGTCTAACTAAAGCCATCGTTCCACCCACTCAAGAATCGCGGTGCCGTTAGTGATGTTCAGGTGGCATCGTCCGTTGATCTCGAAGAAATCCGAATCAATCGTTACCGGCGCGGTCTGGTTGTTTACCGTCGCGTGCTCGGTCGCCATGTCAAGCCGTATGGTGCTCGAAGACGTGAGCGCGGTATTGATAGCCACGAACTCGCCGGTATCGACGTTCGTAATCCGCCACGTGCTGCCAGCGGAGGGCTTCGCCGTGACCTTCAGGTAAGCGGGTCGGTTGCCGCCAGCGTTTACGTAGATGTTGCCAGCCGAAACCTCCATGCGGCGCTTCTGTCCGTAATAGTCGGGGTCGCCGATATGGAAAGTCACGGTTGTAGTCGGGCAATCGTCGGTGATCTCGTCAAGGTCGGTGCTGCCGCTCACGATTGCGAGCAGGTAGCGCGTCGGGTCATCAGGAAGGTAGAGCGGAGCTGGTTCGTCCGTCCAGAGAGCCGCCGCGAGCTTATGCCGCATCTCCGCGACCTCGCGGCGGTCTTCCGTCCTAAGCCAAATCTCAACGGGAAGGTCGTAGCCGCCACGGTAGGCGCTCTTGAAGACCTCGCCATGCCGCCCCGGCACGCTCTCGAACGTCGCGTTGACGGTCGCCATGATGGGGCGGCGCACCTTGCAGTAAACCAGCTTCGATAGGTCGGTGCCGTTGAAGATGATTCGGTCGTGCTGGTTCCTAGTCCGTCTAAGTTGCAACTGGCACCCCCCTTTGCTTCAGCTTGCTTGCGATGCCAGCGCCGATCTGCTGGCCTGTCTCGTATGCGTCCACGCCGTCAGCGACCGTGGCGTAAACCGTCACGGCGACGTTAACGGGCTGGCTCGGCGTGTCGGCGAACCGCGAGAAGGCGCGGTTTACCGAAGTCTCGATGAAGCCTTGCAACTGCTTCTCAGGCGCGATGAACTCGCCGCCCGCTTCGCCAACGCCGACGATTGAAGGCTCATCGAAGTAGCCGCCGCGCGCGTACCAACTGATGCTCACGCTCGGTAGTGAAATCGGGCCGAACTCGTTCCAGCTCACGTTGAAGTGCGGAAGCTTTGGCTTCGGAATGCTTATCTTGATTCCGCCGAAGGCGTTCATGATCTTCT